CTTTGGAACTAAAGCAGTTGTCAATTTTGCTAAGGTATCGTTAAAAGCCTTTCAAGAGTCTGAGGCTCAACAACAACGCTTAGCACGATTATTAGAAGTAACCAATGACGCAAGCGCGGCTCAAATTGCCATATTGACACGGCAAGCAGATGCCCTAGAACAACTAGGGGTTGTATCAGCCGGAAGCATCTCACAGGTTCAATCACAGCTGGCCACCTTTGATTTACAAATCCTTACAATCAACAGGCTGACTCCTGCAATCTTGGACTATGTAACAGCTGAAAAGGGTGCAGCAGCCACAGCAGATGATTTCAAGGCTGCGACCAACGGCTTGGCACAGGCTCTTAACGGCAACTTTGCTTCTCTCACCAAGACGGGCTTTGTGCTTGATGATGTAACAAAGGAACTTATCTCAACCGGAACAGAGGCTCAAAGAGCCGCTGCAATCGTCAAGGTTCTCGACTCGACATACAAAGGATTTAATAGAAGCCTCAGAGATACCCCAGCAGGTCAATTTACATTGCTTGCTAACGCAGCTGACGATATTGAAAGTGCTAATAAGAACATTAAAGAGATGGGTCAAGTAATATCTGACATCATCCAAGGACTCGGAACTATGACTGGGGCAGTTGTAAAACTTGTCCAGGCAACAGATAAATTGACTCTTGGCCGTGTTTTCCAAAATATGAGAGAATCCGGCGGCGCAAACACTCCATTTGATCCTATGGCGATGAAAGCCCCAAGTCTAACTCCTGAGTTTATGAGCCTGCTAAAAACACAACAAAAGGCTGATGCCTTAGCAGTCAAGCGTCAAAAGGAAAAAACTGCTGAACTTAAAAAGCAGACAAGAGAGCAAAAGGCACTGGCAGCCCTAGCCAAAGCAAACGCTGTATTAGATCAAGCCGACAAAGTAATGAATATGGATTTAATCCAGAATACTGCCGCGCTTATGGGCAAAGTTACAGCTGATGAAACTCTACGTCTCAAACTGCAACAGGCGATTCTTTTAGGCAATGCAGACCAAGCCGGAAACCTAGCGCAACAGTTATTGGCTTCTCAATTAGCGGCCATGAAGTTATCTTCAACCAATCCGCTAGGTGGCTTCACAGATGCCCTTAAAGCGGCGTTAGACGGCGTTAGAAGCCTTAGAGATGAACTAGCCAAACTTGCTGCTGCTAAAGTGCCAGTTCCTTCAATGCCAGCAGCACTAGCCGAAGCCACAAAATCATATACAACTTATGATGGAATTACAGCTCCATCAGACTTTGGGCTGCCTAGCACAGTTGCAAATACAGTTAGCGGTGGTGGCCGCTTTGTTTCAAACAATCCTAACGCGGCTGTTAATGAACTCCGCATATTCATAGACCCATCAGCTGCTCAATATGGCATCAACGCAGCGGTAGTTAACGCTAACGCCAATGGTTCTGCCTCAACCGTGAACCGTAACGGGTTTTTTGAATACGGCAGATAAATGACCCTTCCCTACGTCAGCGTTCTCTTTGACTTTAGCAATGGCCCGGTGTTTGGCTATTCTTTTACTCTTGGTGATCCTGCACATGGAATTTTAGGCACAAACCAATTAGGCGAAAACGCTAACGATATTGTTGACATATCCGACCAGGTTTCCAAAATAAGCATCAGGCGTGGCTATAACCTATTGCAAGACCAATTCCAGGCCGGAACTGCCAGCGTTAGAGTCTTTGACCCAACAGGTATTTGGAATCCACAGAACCCTCTTTCACCTTACTTTGGCAAGTTGATACCCCTACGCAAGATGCGCATTGCTGGTAATGACTCATTCCTATTTTCAGGCTACACAATCGGTTACAACTATACCTACCCTAAAGACATGGAAATTGGCTTTGTAGATATTGAACTGGTAGATGCTTTCCGCTTATTCGCTCAGGCTAATATCACTACCGTGGCTGGCACGAGTGCTGGACAGACAACAAGCGCAAGAGTTACAAACCTACTTGATGAAGTGGGCTGGCCTACATCTATGCGCGATATAGAGACAGGCTCAGCCACAGTCTTAGCAGACCCAGGCTCATCTCGCACAGCCCTGCAAGCCATCAAAAATATAGAGTTTTGTGAGCAGGGTGCTTTCTACATAGCACCATCTGGCAACGCTGAATTTCTTTCACGGGCTACCATTCAAAGCAAGTCAGGACAAGACCCAACAGACTTTGCCAATGACGGCACAGGCATAGGCTATAAGAATGTGGTGTTTGCCTTTGATGACAAGTTGATTATCAACCAAGCATCATTCACACGCACAGGTGGCACAGCCCAAACCTCAGAGAACCTAGACTCAATAGCCAAATACTTCCCACACTCAATTAACTACACAGATTTAATGCTTCAGACCGATGCCCAGGTGCTAGATGTAGCACAAATATATGTGGCAACAAGAGCTGAGACCACTATCCGGATTGACGCTATTACTCTTGATCTAAACGCTACTGATGCCGCTGGAGACACAGCTGCCCTCACCTTAGATTTCTTTGACACCATCGCCATTAAGAACGTGGCACAGGATGGCACTATTATTGAAAAGACCCTGCAATGTATGGGCGTTCAACACGAGATTACCCCTTCAAGTTGGAACACCACTTTTACCACAAGTGAACCCATTGTCGAAGGATTTTTGCTAAACTCTACCCTATACGGAATCCTAGGGACTTCCGTTCTGTCTTACTAAGGAGAAATAAATGGCTGTCGGTTTTCCAACAAAGGTGGACTACAACACCGGAGACGTTTTGTCTGCCCAAAATATGAACGATCTCTCAGGCACAGTAAACCTGCTTGATGGCACACAGTCTGCTGCTGGTAAAAACTCAATTATCAACTCAGCAATGCAAGTCTGGCAGCGTGGAACTACTGCACTGGCAGCAGCGACTAGCGCAGCAACCGGATTCACAGCTGACCGCTGGCAATTATATCGGGCATCTTTCACTGCTAACTGCACAGGTTCAAGACAACTAACAGCAGACACAGTAAACCTTCCTAACATTCAATATGGACTTAGAATTCAAAGAACAGCAGGAGATACAAGCACGAATTTTGTGAGACTTGTTCAAACTTTTGAAACTGTCAATTCAATTCCGCTTGCTGGAAAAACTGTAACTCTATCCTTTTACGCTAAAAAGGGAGCAAACTATTCTCCAACTAACGGAGCATTATCCGTAAACGTTGATTATGGAACTGGAACAGATCAGAATTATATTACTGGCTTTACTGGTAATACAAACATTAGTGCAACACTTCCAATTTTAACTACCACTTATCAAAGATTTACCGCTTCATTTACAGTTCCTGCTGCTGCCACACAGTTAGCAACTTATTTTGCATTTACTCCAACCGGAACTGCTGGCGCAAACGATTGGTTTGAAATTACAGGCGTTCAACTAGAAGCCTCGACAGTTGCTTCTGCCTTTTCAACTAATGGTGCTACTGTCCAAGCTGAATTGTCTGCGTGTCAGAGGTATTACTATCGAGCAGTAGCAGATACAACATCACAAAATTTTGGTGCTGGTCAATGTTTTACGATTACTGGTGGTCGCGTAGTTGTTTCTTATCCTGTAACAATGAGAACTAGACCCACGAGTTTAGAACAATCAGGCACAGCAGCAGATTACCAAGTAAGAAATATTGCTGGCACTGGGGTGGCTTTAAGTGTTGTTCCAACTTATACAGCCTTAACCACCGCCCAAGTTGCGGAAGTTTTATTTACAGTAGCAAGTGGTTTGGTCGCTGGAAACGCAACTATTTTATTTTCTGCAAACACTAGCGCATACTTAGGATGGAGTGCTGAACTGTAATGAAATACGAATACTTACACGATGAAGATGGCATCAAGATTTATGCTCGCATAGATGACGATAATTTATGCCGCGTTACTTGCACAGAGGATAACCCTGACTACTTGGCTTGGCTAGAAGAACAGAAGCCAGTCAAAGCCCCAAAGGTTGTAGATGAAACCGCGCCTGAGTAAAAGCGCAACACAGCTGCGCGAGCAAATAGATGACACCTATCCGGATCGCGACCGTAGAACTGACGGTTGGATTGGCGACGCTAAGCATGACAGTAAATCAGATCATACGCCTGATGCTCAGGGCTGGGTTCGTGCCCTTGACATTGACTCAGACCTCACAAAGCACAAATCTGAAAGTATCTACCTGGCAAATCAAATTCGTGCATACGCGAAGTCTGATCCTGCTAAACGAATATCTTATGTCATTCATAACCACAAGATTGCTAGCCGCATCCTTAATTGGAAATGGCGTAAATACAGTGGGTCAAACCCACACACCAGCCATATCCACATCTCCTTCAATAAAGGTAAGGCTGACCAGAATGGTTCTTTTTTTGAAATACCTATGCTAGGAGGCAAATAATGAAACACCCAGTATTTCTAACCGCAGGTGCGTTCTTGTCAGCTTGGGCTGCAAGTAACTTTGCACTTGATTATCGTGCTGTCCTATGGGCAATCCTCGCAGGCGTATTTGGATACGCAACTCCTAAAAAGTAATGCAGGCGCAAGACTGGGCTGCCTTAACGGTTAGCCTAGTAACTATTGTTGCGGCCTTCGTAACCTCAGTGCGTTGGCTTGTTAAGCACTACCTGAGCGAACTCAAAACCAATGGTGGCTCATCCCTACGCGATCAAGTCAATAGACTAGAAGTGCGTGTTGATACCATAATAGACATGTTAGATAGGTAACACTTTTCCTATGGCACGCAAAGTTAAAGTCCAGGATGATTATTACACACCCCTGGAAAGTTACTGCATAGGACTAAACACCTATTACACAGCCCTGCGTAAGGCAGGTTTTTCAGTAGATATTGCGCTTGCCATGATTCAGGATACGAACAGTTACCCCGATTGGATACTGCCAAAGCCTGTGGACTTTGACCCAGACAACCCTAACTTCACTCCCTATGAGGATGACGAGGACTAACCTTGAAAATAGTCGTGATAAGTGATCTACAAGTTCCCTTTCACAACCCAAAGGCCGTCAAGAATGTGGCCACATTTATCCGCAAGTTTAAGCCAGATGAAGTATTATGTGTTGGTGATGAAATTGACTTTCAGACAATTAGCCGCTGGAGTTCCGGGTTTGATGAACACTCCAAGACAATCGGAGCAGACCGAGACATGTGTGTCGATGTCATGTATGACCTGCAAATCACACAGCTCTCACGATCTAACCACGGAGCGCGGCTCTTTAACTCCATTTCTACTAGACTGCCTGGACTAATAGGCGCACCTGAACTAGAGATAGAGAATTTCCTTAGACTGCCAGAGTTAGGCATTAAGTATCATAAGAAGCCTTACGAGATTCCCGGCACTAATTGGATTATGGTGCATGGCGATGAGCAGAGCACAAAGCCACAAGGGGGCATAACAGCCCTAGAAGCCGCCAAACGGCATGGAAAGTCGGTAGTTTGTGGACATACACACAGACAGGGAATCTCCTCTTATACGCAATCCTCAGGCGGTTTAGAGGTATCTCGATTAACAGGGTTTGAAGTAGGCCACATGATGGATACACGTCAGGCTTACTACACTAAAGGCACGTTTAACTGGCAGGCTGGGTTTGGCGTTATATACACAGATCGTAAGCGTGTCTTGCCAATAGCTGTGCCTATTGAGAAGGATGGCTCATTCCAATTTGAAGGCAAAGTCTATGGATGACCCTTGTTGTGGCGAGGAATGGCTTGGATATGACGAGGATTTTGTTATCAAATCGTTATCAAAATATGCCACTATGAGGTTGAAATAGCCTTAAAAGTAGTTCACACTTAACTTTAATCCACAAGATATGTGGACAAGTTAGGGGCTACAAATGGAAGAACTAAACGCCTTATCGCTGTTGTGTGCATTAACTTTGCCACCACTTGCTGGGTTCACGGCCTTTTGGTCAGGGTATAACAGAGGCAAGCGCGAAGGCTGGCACGCTGGCCGTTCACTAATGCGTATTCCTATGGATACGAGTAAATGAAACGCGATGAAATTCTGCGACAATCACAACTCATTGCAGTCACTAGAGATATTGAGTATGGATCACCAAATGTATCTATGCTCCGTATCGCACGGCTCTGGTCGGAATATCTTGGCTATCCAATCGACCCTCACGAAGTCGCAGTCTGTATGTTACTGCTCAAAGTCAGTCGTATATCGGAGCAAGCGGAAAACAAAGATAGTTACTTCGACATTATCAATTACGCCACTATCGCAGGAGAATTGGCAACGATGGACTGGGATGATCTTGATGCTGGTTAAAGCCAAGCATGGAGTTTGGTGCGATTACTGCAAAAGCAGGTTTGGCATACATAACCCGAAAGGCACAACACAAGCTGCTTGGACAGTAGTCAGCGAACTACCCAAGAGCCACGGGCGCAAGCGTTCATACTGTAATGACTGCGCAATAGATGTATCTAAGTGGGCGGATGGCTCATACTTCTCATTAGATCAACAGATAGAGTATGCAAAGACCAACGGAAACACTACACAAGGAGTATTAAATGGCTTTTAACCTAGACAATTACGAGACAGTGGAAGTTCGCCTGGAGAAGTTTATTAAGGACTTTCCAGACTTCCGCATTGACACAGAACTGGAGAGTTTTGCGAATGATAGATTCATTGTTAAAGCGTATATATACCGGACTTTTGCGGATAGTGTCGCGTTCGCAACGGGATACGCTGAGGAGAAGATTACTGATCGCGGCGTTAATGCAACTAGCGCACTGGAGAATTGTGAGACTAGCGCAATCGGTAGAGCGCTTGCAAACGCAGGTTATGCAGCTAAAGGCAAAAGGCCTAGCCGAGAAGAAATGGGAAAAGTCGCTAGAGTAAAGAACGACATAGCA